CACCCCTTTGGGGTGTCGGCCTGTTCACTGTCAGATTAAGCATCGAATTACCATACCTCGTGAGAGGCTATGGGAAATTTCACTCGATACTAAATCAAGTGGGCATCGCTGTGAAGCGAACAGGAGGTGTCGGCGTAGCCGGCGCAATGCCGGCTGCCTGGCAGCTCATCGGTCTTAATGACGGAGAGACCACCATGATAAAACGATTTGATCAGGAAGACGTTTATGAGACACATTGCACGTGGAATGCTGTGCAATGTAGCCCAGTTATACCTCACACACAAAACTTTTCAACGAGTATTGTGCGGCAGGCCCTGGGTTCTCTTTCTCGGGTTGAAACCCAAGATTACCACAAACGTCAGAAAGCGGGGGAACTTCTCCCGCTCAACGCTTATACGCGTTGGGACTATCGCAACGATAGGCCCTTTCTTCCTTACCAGATCGAGTGTTGTGCCTTTTCCGGCTATCGCTCGATAGGCGGATGTGAACGGCAGAACACAACAGCATCCCGGACACTTTGTCCAGATGACCCGTCGTTTACCAGCCCCGTTTCTTGGGATGGTATCGACACAAACGCACTCGTCATTGCCGCAATGGCAGACGTCTTACCAGGCCTTGATGCTCTCACCACAGCCGTGGAGAGTAAGCAAACATGGGACATGATTAAGAATGTGCGGAGGGATGCGAAAGACCTCATCTCAGAAGCCCTTCGGGGTGGAAAACACACTGTCAAGGCCGCCTCCGATGCCTGGTTGGCATGGAGATACGGTTGGCAGCAACTTGGTTACGACTGCAAGAATATTGCAGACTTCGTAAAGAGGCCCCTAACAGGGCTTCGGGTAACAGGTCAGTCTGGTGAATCCTCCTCTTGGAGTGACGAGTCCAGCGGTATGATTAGCGCAAGCACTCATGCTATCGATACCTACGAAGACCGCGTCGATTGGGATATTTCCTATCGCGCACGAGTTGTGGCCCAGTATCGACTGGACACACTCAATTACGTAGCCGACGTCCCGCTTACCCTGTGGGAAAAGATCCCCTACTCGTTTGTCGCCGATTGGTTTGTAAACATCGGTGACGTTCTAGCAGCTTGGAAGCTGCGTAGGGTTACCTCAGGGATTGTCTGCTCAGTTGGCACTAGGTCAATGGCAGAACGGCTGCATACCTATCATAGGTCCTCAGCCGGGTGTACCGTAAATTTTGCGGCACCATATCGCGAGACACTGGAGATGAAAACCCGGGTTCCTCACGGAATCCCGAACCTCATTCCGTCCATCAACGTCAACCTAACAGGTCCACGCATCACTGATGTCGCGGCCTTGCTGGCGAAACGTATCTTTTGACTCACATAGGAGCTGAGAAGTGGCAAGTTTTACCACTGTCATTACCGAGTTCTCCGATACGGAGAACAACCGGACCTATATGGTTTCCGGACACACGGTGCAAGCACCCCGCCTCGTTATTCAGAAGCGCAAGGTGCCCTCGACCGTCTCTGGGATTTCCGAATCCCATTTGATGGTCGTCTTCGGGACCACCGATGCTGAGGATAATCCCCTGGCATCGAAGGTTGTGTTTGACGCAGGCGTTCGCTATCCAGCGAACGGTCAGAGTGACGATATCACTGCGGCTCTTGCCGCCTTCCGTGATTTCGTGGCCAGTGACGAGTTTGCCGCAATGGTAACCTCGCAGGCATATGTCCAATAATGTCCTTAAAGTTCACCTAGTGGTGATCTGGGCATTCCTCGCCTTAACCAACATTGGTGGGCGGGGATCTTTGGACTTCGAGAGGTTTGGACCTCTCTTCTCTGACTTGATAGGAGTACTTCACGATGAAACTCCCACAGGGCCGATCTCAAATGAGACTGAATCCATTCTTGGCTGCCCTCAACCTGATCAGAACACTGCTCCCCCTCAAGAACGAGACCCGCTTGCGGGTCGAGGGAATGATACGAGCGAGAGATGTCTCTTCGCTCGCTAGTATTGGTAACATTCAGGACCAAGTATATGGTCCTGAGCTCGAGTCTGTCCTGGCAGAACGCCAGATTGCTGCTTTGTTCAAAAAGAACGAACAGTTCTCAGACGACGACAGATGTACCGCAGCCGCTCACAAAACATTTGAGCGAGGCGAACGCATCTGCCGGATCACCAACCGTCGGTTGGACTACTTCTACGAGCATTTAGATCGGCTTCCGCCGAAGCTCGCAGGATGGTTGAACCGTATGGAAAGGGATATTGCATCCCTGTTAGGTGAACGAGCCGATTTCGACGGCGCAATGCCGTCGTTAATTCGTGTTACCAATGGAGCTACCGAGGACCGACCGCGCCGCCGCTCTATACCGTTCCTGAAAGTTTCAGGACAGTTACGAGCGCCGCGCGCGGCAATTTCCGCGTTGGGACGTCTGCTCCTTCATTATGGGGTAGATCTAGCCTCCTGCCGTTTTACGGGCGTTGAACGCAATGTTATTACGCTCGTTCCGAAAAGCTGGAAGACTCATCGCACTATTGCGAAAGAGCCGACTCACTCCCTACCTTTCCAGCTCGCGCTGGATACTTGGTTTAAATCCAAGTTAAGGAAGTGGCGTATCGACTTGAGGTCCCAGGCGAAGAATCAGGAATTCGCACGCATTGGATCTATTGATGGATCCATGGCGACGATTGACCTGGAGATGGCATCCGATACCTTGGCTTTCAATGCCGTGGCTTGGATGTTTCCGTCCGATTGGTTTGAGCTTCTCTGCTCTTTCCGGTCGTCTTCGTACAGTGCCCCTTGGGGACATGGCAATTACGCCAAGTTCTCCTCCATGGGTAATGGATATACCTTTACTTTGGAGACACTGATCTTTTCTGCAGCTTGCAAGGCCGTTGGTTCTCAACGGTTTGCTGTTTACGGGGACGATATCGCCCTCGAAACCCACCTCGTCCCTGACGTAGTGGAGCTGCTGAGTTTCCTTGGTTTCAAGGTGAACGATGCAAAATCGTTCTTTAATCCCGACTCTCGCTTTCGCGAAAGTTGCGGATGTGACTACTATATGGGGCACCTCGTGACCCCATTTTACCTTCGCGAATGCCCGAGAGAATCGGACTACGCAGGTATGTCACACTCCTTGAACGGCCTTATCGGTTCGGCTATGGTACCCGGTCCCTTATGGGATTGGGCTGCCGCCGAGGTTCGCCGGTTAGGCCTCCGTCTCGTTCCCTGGAACGATGATTCACGCTCCGGGGTATGGATTACCCCTAGAAAAGCGTGGGAGACGGGGAAACTCGAAATCTCTAGGCGCCGAAGTGGCACACCTAGTGCTGCTAAGGTGATGGGAGCATCCGCTCCCGTTGCGAAGCCTCAACTGGTTTCTAATCCGAATCTCGGATTTCCAGTCTTCAAAGGCTACGTACCCAAGCAGGATTGTCGCAAGACAACTGGCTGGAGGTCCTTATTCCTGTGGTTCATTGAAAAGAACTACGGGGGTGATCGACCTGACCCGATGGTGGCTAACCGTACAGCTGTGTTTCTTAAACAGCTAACTGGCATGTCGCCATCAGACCTAGACAATTCCACCGCAACGGTGAAGTCTAGCGTCATAACGCGGACCCGATACGTGCATGGCACGTGTCGGTTCAGTCCGAAAACCGCTACGACTCCTTCTCACCTCTTCCTTTGGGACGAGGTGGTTGGTACCAAAGCACGCGGGTAAACCCGCCTGCCCAGGATGTCGTGCCCTTGTGTAAGGAACACAA